TCAGAGGGTGCCGGTGCCGCCGTCGGAGCACCACACCTGGCCCGATGCATACGAGCAGGCATCCGACGCCAGCGTGACGTACAGCGGGGCTATCTCCACGGGCTGACCAGGACGTCCCAACGGTGCGTTTTTACCAAACTCGCGAACCTTTTCCTGCGGCTGACCGCCACTCGGCTGAAGCACGGTCCAGTATGGCCCGGGGGCGACGGCATTCACCCGAATATTTTTCGGACCGAGCTGTTTCGCCAGTGCTTTGGTAAATACCGCCAGGCAGGCTTTGGTTTGCGCATAATCCAGCAGGATGGCACTCGGCTGATACGCCTGAACTGAGGACGTGTTAATAATCGACGCCCCAGATTTCAGGTGCGGCAGCGCCGCCTTGGTTATCCAGAAGGGGGCATAGACATTGGTTTTAAAGGTCGCATCAAACGCCTCGGTGGTCAGTTCTTCGAGGGTCTCACAATATTGCTGACGACCCGCATTGTTCACCAGAATATCCAGCCCGCCCAGGGCGCTTACCGCTTCATCAACCAGCGATCTGCAAAATGCTTCATCGCGGATATCACCGGGTAGCGCAACGGCGTTTTTCCCTTCGGCCTTAATCAGGGCAATAACGTCTGCCGCATCTTCCTCTTCTTCAGATAGATAGTTAATGGCGACATCAGCGCCTTCACGGGCGAACGCAATGGCGACTGCCCGGCCAATTCCAGAGTCCCCGCCGGTAATCAGGGCCTTCTTGCCCGCCAGCCTGCCGGTGCCGACATAACTGGTTTCGCCATGATCCGGTTCCGGGGACATTTCAGATGCGAGGCCCGGAGCTTCCTGGGGTTGCTCGTCAAACGGGGGAGTTGGGAACTGGCTTGATTGATCTGAATGATGGCTCATGGCACCTCCTTAAAACGTAAAACTTCAGCTTAGACGCTCATGTTTCGTTTTATGGACAGAGAGGGGGATTTCGGAGGAGTCTCAGTAGGGGGAAATGATGCTGACGAATTTCAGTCAACAAAAAACCCATTTATGTAAACGGGTTAGTAAAAACAATGACTTGCAAGATAATCAATAAGTTAGGTTAGTGGTAAAGAGTGGCGATTACGGGGCAATGCCAACCGCTGCCGCCACTTTGTCGCCACTAGGCAGGGTTGCTAACGGATTGAAGCGCAGAGCTGTTTCAAGGTGATCAGGGGCGAGGTGAGCATAGCGCATAGTCATTTTGATATCGTGGTGGCCGAGAATTTTTTGTAGGGCAAGAATGTTTCCGCCCGACATCATAAAGTGCGCTGCAAATGTGTGGCGCAGAACGTGGGTAAGCTGGCCGCGCGGAAGCACGATGGAGGTTTTATCCATTACAGACAAAAACTGGAAGTAGCAATCCGTAAAGAACTTGAAGCCGTTCAGGGACATGATTTCCTCGTACAGCTCTTTGCTGATCGGGATACTCCTATTCTTCTTGCCTTTAGTTCTGACGAAAGTGATCCGGTATTTGGTGACCTGCGAACGGGTTAGGTTCACAGCTTCACGCCAGCGCGCCCCCGTGCTTAAGCAGATTTTAACAACCAGAGCGAGAAGGGGACTTTGGCGATTACAGTCGTACAAAAGCTCGGTGATCTGTTCATGCGTCAGCCAGGCCATTTCCTTTTCAGCAATGGTGAACTTGCGCATATTCTCCAGCGGGTTCGGTGCTGCCCATTCTCCGAGTCGGGCCAGCTCGCTAAAAACGCCACTCAGGTAGCTTTGCTCGAGGTTGATTGTTACCGGGCTGGCACCTTTCTTCCACTTCTCACTGAAATAGATTTCACCCGTCAGGCGTTTGTCACGGTAATGCGCGAACAATTTCGAGCTTAGATCAGTAGCAAGAGGGTTTCCGAGTGCATCGACCATCAGGACCAGCTTGTCGTAAACATGTTCACCAGCTGTAAGAGATTTGCCGTGCAGTTTGAACCAAAGTTCAACCACGTCTTTCAGAGTCCGACGGTCTACCGATTCACCTAGCCAGGGCTTAGTATCTGCCTCATCCATCGTGTGACGCTCAAAAGCCAGCGCTTCGCCTTTGGTGGCGAACTGTTTACGCACACGACGCCCACTGCGTCCGGCGGGGTAGCATTCGCAAATCCATTTTCCTGTGTCGAGTTTTCGTACTGCCATAAAAAAGCCCTCATGTCTGAGGGCTAAATTTAACTGTATATTTGAACAGTGGTCAATGTGTGTTTGGCACTAAACATACATATTAGTTATTCACTAGATTTTTCTGTTAGGGATGATTTTAATTTTTCTTTAGTAGCATCCCATAGAGTTTGGATTCCTGGAGGTTGATCTGTTTGATCTGAAAATGCGGAGTCACCTGACATATTCCAATCCTTAAAGACCAAGATTGCATCTTCTTTCGTTGCAGTTGAACCATAAATTTGCAAAAACACTTGTCCAAACATTAATGCATGCCTTCTATCCTTTCTCCGAATTGATTCATGTGCATATTTTTTTGCATTACTTAGACAAATGTATGAGAGCCAAGATAAAATACTAATTCCTATTAGGCCTCGAGTAAATAAATATAAAAGCTCGAAATCTTTAACATTTGAAAAGTCAATTTGTAAGTACAGTGTGTGAAATGAAAACCAAACTGCAGCGAGAGCAAAGAGACACCCTGCAATAGCCCATACTTTTGACATTGTCATAAAATGATTGTCATCTAACCCTAATTCACTTTTAACATTATCAACATAGCTAGGGATTTTTTCATCAATTCTTGTTTGTTGTATCTGACTTTGTAATTCAATATTTGTATTTTCTAATTGTTGTATTTTATTTAATGATTTAGTGAGTAAATCTTTCTGCTTTTCAATGTCCTTTGATAAGATCCTGTTTTCTAAGGATATTTCATTATTCTTGTTTTCTAGTTCACTTGTCGTTACAGTAAGGTGTTCAATTATTTTTCGGTTTTCTTTGATCTCATCCAAAAAACCTTTGACGCTTGAAGGTGAATCTTTAAAGGATGATTTAACGGATTTTTTCCCAGCATTGTCAAACATTCTTTTAAGGAAGTGCTGTTGAAATTCATTAATCTTACCATCGCGAACAAGATTATATAAATAATTATATTCCTCGCTTGTAAAATCATCAGCATGCTTGTTTAGAGAGTCAATACATTCAGTAGATGATTTCGAATAGTTGTCATTGTGATCAGGTTCGTTGCTGTTCATAAAAATGTCTCATTATATTTTTTATCAAATACACATTTGCATTTTGCTAAAATGGAAATGTCCTCAATAAGGCACTCAAAACAATCTTGCTCATCTCTGACTTTAATTTTTCCAACAGGAATTCGAGTGAGATGCCGGATGCTAATCTTTCCCTCGACTTCAACAAGCCAGTTCCCATCACTTAGAACATTAAACTTAGATTCCAAAATAAAAATTTTGTCATAAGTGGTTATACATATTGGCTTTATTAAGTCATCAGGTAACCAAGAGCGATCAAGATGATAGAAATCCACATCACCCAATTTACCATCCACAATTTTTCGGTTCTCTAACGCAATAATATTATTAAATTGATTCGAAAATTGCGGGCCATTTCCAGTTGTTAACCAGTTGAGGGATGTTCCGGTTTCAAGTGAGCACTTAATGATCCAATCACTTGGGAAGGTATCACGTAGATATCTGTTTGCTAGGGTACTTTTTGAAACATGCAAGTGTGCTGCTAAGGCCTGACGTGTCGTAAATCCATATGCTTCAACTAAACGCTCGATTGCGGCTTTCCCTCCTTGATTGGGATTTATTGTGATCTCAATTGGGAACTCTTCAGATGATGTCTCCTCGCTATTTACTAAATGGTTCTTGGCATTTGTTTTACACGCCTCCACCAAGGGAGATTGTGAAGACTCTGAATCATTGCCAAATGCTAACCATTCTATGGGAACACCTGTCTCGATACTGCAAATAACTGCCCAGTCGGCAGGGAACGTATCTCGGGCATATCTATTCGCCATCGTACTTTGTGAGATGCCGAGGTGATTACAGAATTCTTGGCGCGATGTGAAACCGTAGGCTGTCAGAATGCGTTGAATGACCTGTTGCCCACCACGGTTTTGCATAATTGAAGCTTTCAGAGTGTTATCAATATGGCGAAATGTGTTTTTTTTATTTGACATAACCGTTATGAGATCCTAATCTCCGATTTGTGAAGTTTATTGTCACGACTTAAACCGGCTCACCACAAGCCAATAGGAGATGTTGCATCATGACCCCCAATATTTCAATAACTCTGACTACGCCACACGTCACAATTGAACGCTATAGCGAGTTAACAGGGCTGCCTGTTGATACTATAAACGACATGCTTGCAGATGGTCGGTTGCCTCGTCATCGCCTGCGTAAAGATAAGAAGCGTGAAAAAGTAATGATTAACATCGTCGCTTTAACCGTTGATGCACTCTCAGATTGCAATGTGACTATCAACTAGTTCCATTTTGAGACTTCACGGAGCAGCTGACTATGTTTGACTATCGCATATCAAAACATCCCCATTTCAATGAAGCCTGCCGGACCTTCGCATTGCGTCACAACATGGCAAAGCTGGCAGAACGTGCAGGAATGAATGTTCAAACCCTGCGTAATAAGCTCAACCCGGAGCAGCCGCACCAGCTCACTGCGCCAGATATCTGGCTGCTGACCGACCTAACTGAAGACTCAACGCTGGTTGATGGATTTCTGGCGCAGATTCATTGCCTGCCATGTGTTCCAACCAATGAAGTCGCACGGGATAAAATGCCCCAGTACGTACTGAAAGCCACTGCGGAGATCGGCCGTGTCGCTGCAAGTGCAGTATCTGGCGTTCAGATGAATGCAACCACCCGCCGCCAGGTTGTCGAAAGCATCAACTCTATTACTCGGCTGATGGCACTTACCGCGATTTCGCTGCAGGCGCGGCTACAGGCTAACCCTGCAATGGCAAGTGTCGTCGATACCGTAACGGGTCTTGGCTCATCATTCGGTCTGAGCTGAGGTGTTTATGTTGAGAAAAGAACCCTCATTTGCGTCGCTTCTCGTTAAGCAAAGCCCGGCTATGCATTGCGGACACGGCTGGATCATTGGGAATGATGGTAAGCGCTGGCATCCGTGCCGCTCGCAGGATGCACTTTTAGCCGACCTGTCCACTATTCAACAGGGGGAACCATGGCTATTAAAGGTCCTGCTGCGACTGTTCCCCTGAGTACCGGTCAGCGCCTGAATGGGCTGAACCACATAGCGGAGCTGCGCGCAAAAGTGTTTGGTTTGAATATTGAGCACGAGCTGGAACGGTTTATTAATGAGATGCGCGATCCACGCGACATTAATCATAAACAGAACGAGAGGGCAATGGCCGCCATATTCTTCATGGCAAAAATTCCGGCAGAACGTCACAGCGTCAAAATTAATGAGCTGACCACTGACGAAACGCGGGAGCTGATTAAAGCAATGAATCATTTTCGTGCAGTAGTGAGCTTATTTCCTAAACGGCTAACCATGCCGAATTAACCCAAAACCGAAATTAATGGCGTAAACCCGCCGGGCATTCTTTTGCCCAAATTCAGGAGTAATGATTATGCGAAATAGTGAAACCCGCACCACCAAAACCGGACCGGATGATGCCGGTTTATTCCAGCTGTTTAACGAGACTCGCCTGGATGAGCGTAAAAGCTGCGCCTTTGCCGTTTCCATCCGTATGGAGGCACTGGCGATCCACATCCTTAAAGAGGAAATGAACGGAGTGGAGGCGGCAGAATTGCTGCGCCGTGAAGTTGCCCGTTATGAAGCTGAATCACGCGGGGACTGGCACTGATGGCAGATTCCATGGATCTCGTACAGCAGCGCGTTGAAGAAAATCTGCAGCGCCATATTCACAACGCCCGAAATAGAAAGCCGGGCGTTGCCCGCGCTCTTTGTATCGACTGTGATACGCCAATCCCTGCGGCTCGCAGACAAGCCATTCCAGGCGTGCAGTGCTGCGTCACATGCCAGGAAATCGCAGAGCTGAAAGGGAAGCACTACACCCGAGGCGCGCTGTGAGCTTCGGAGTCTGTCAGTGATGCCTGAATTAACAAAATACAACGGCGGCCCGAATGAGGCCGCCGGGGCTTTCCCATGGAACGCCCCGAAAAAAGCAGTAAACCCCTATCTGGACCCGGCGGATGTTGCGCCGGTGTCTGCGCTTTCAAACCTGATCACTCTCTATGCTGAGGACAACGAGCAGGAACAGCAGCGCCGAAAGGCGCTGAGTGATGAGGTCTGGGAACGCTATTTCTTCAATGAGTCTCGTGATCCTGTTCAACGTGAACTTGAACAGGACCGACTCATCAGCCGTGCCAAAATGGCCCGTGAGCAGCAGCGCTTTAATCCCGACTTAGTCATTCTGGCTAACGTCAGCGCCGAACCCGCCCACGTCAGTAAACCTCTGCTGGAAAGGATTAAGTTCTTCCAGGGGTTGGGGAGGCCGAAAGCATATTCCCGCTATCTGCGCGAAACCATCAAGCCGTGTCTTGAGCGACTGAACCGTGTACGTGAAAGTCAGGTGTCTGCCTCGTTCCGGTTTATGGCGAGTCATGAAGGGCTGGAGGGGCTGCTGGTTTTGCCTGAGATGAGTCAGGAGCAGGTCAAGCGCCTGTCCACGCTGGTTGCGGCGCATATGAGTATGTGTCTAGATGCTGCCTGCAGCGATCTGTTTGTGACTGATGACGTGAAGCCTGAGCAAATCCGCCAGTCATGGGAAAAAGTAGCGGCAGAGGCTATGCGTCTTGATGTCATTCCGCCTGCCTTTGAACAGCTGCGCCGCAAGAAACGCCGCCGCAAGCCCGTGCCCTATGACCTGATTCCGGGTTCGCTGGCGCGAATGCTGTGTGCCGACTGGTGGTATCGCAAACTGTGGCAGACGCGCTGCGAGTGGCGGGAGGAACAGTTGCGTGCCGTTTGCCTGGTCAACAAAAAAGCATCCCCGTATGTCAGCTATGAAGCCGTGATCCACAAACGCGAGCAGCGCCGTAAATCGCTGGAGTTTTTCCAGTCGCACGAGCTGGTGAATGCCGATGGTGACACGCTGGATATGGAAGACGTGGTGAACGCCAGCAGCAGCAACCCGGCGCACCGTCGTAATGAAATGATGGCCTGTGTGAAAGGTCTGGAGCTGATCGCCGAAATGCGCGGCGACTGTGCCGTGTTCTATACCATCACCTGCCCATCGCGCTTCCACGCAACCCTCAACAATGGCAGGCCCAATCCGAAGTGGACTAACGAAACTGTGCGGCAGAGTAGTGACTACCTGGTTGATACCTTTGCCGCATTCCGCAAGGCCATGCATAAGGCCGGGCTGCGCTGGTATGGGGTGCGCGTTGCTGAGCCGCATCACGACGGCACCGTGCACTGGCATCTGCTGTGCTTTATGCGCAAAAAAGACCGCCGCACGCTCACTGCGCTGCTGCGTAAATTTGCCATTCGCGAGGACCGCGCCGAGCTGGGCAACAACACCGGCCCGCGCTTCAAGTCTGAACTCATCAACCCGCGCAAAGGCACGCCGACCAGCTACATCGCCAAATACATCAGTAAGAACATCGACGGGCGTGGACTGGCAAAAGAGATCAGCAAAGAAACCGGCAAATCACTGCGCGACAGCGCCGAGCACGTCACCGCCTGGGCATCCCTGCACCGGGTTCAACAGTTCCGTTTCTTCGGCATTCCAGGGCGTCAGGCATACCGCGAGCTGCGTCTGCTGGCCGGGCAGGCCGCGAGAGCGCAAGGGGATAAAAAAGCAGGTGCGCAAGTGCTGGAAAATGCGCGACTGGATGCCGTACTGGCAGCTGCCGATGCGGGCTGCTTTGCCACCTACATTATGAAGCAGGGTGGCGTACTCGTTCCCCGCAAACATCACCTTATCCGAACCGCATACGAGCTTAACGACGAGCCGGGCACCTACGGCGATCACGGCATCCGAATCTATGGCATCTGGTCCCCGATTGTTGAGGGCCGGATCTGCACGCACGCGATGAAGTGGAAAATGGTTCGTAAGGTCGTTGACGTTCAGGAGGCGACAGCTGACCAGGGCGCTTGCGCCCCTTGGACTCGTGGCAATAACTGTCCCCCTGTTGAAAAAATGTACCAGACAGGGGGAGAATTACCGGGCAGGGTAGAACCTGCAACCCTGCCGGACTTCGAGAATATGAGCAAAAAGGAGCTGCGAGAGCTGACAGCGAGGTTGCGGCTGGTCAAACCGAAGCGCAGGAAAGGGTACAAACAGGAAATTACTGAACAGCAACGGCTGCAGCTCGATGTTGAACTGAGGTCCAGAGGGTTTGACGCGAGTGAAACGGAGGTGGATCTGCTTCTGCGTGGCGGCAGCATTCCATCCGGGGCCGGGCTGCGTCTTTTCTACCGAAACCATCGCCTGCAGGAAGACGACAAATGGCGGCAATGGTATTCATGAGCATTGGCTGATCAGCATGGTTGGTGATTCCTCTCAGAAGTATCTCATTGAAAGACAAAAAGCATTTTACATCCGGAAACTTCTTCTATACTGTATATATAAACAGTGGATATATATACAGTTATTTATTCAGTAGTACCGATAGGAGGGAAGATGCAGGACTATTTCTTGGAGTCGTTGAAGCTCCAGCGCATTGATTTTTTCATCAAGCTTGTAGCGGCGAGTGAGTGTGACGACGAAGAAAAGCGGCTGGCTATCCAGTGGGTTTCTGAGTTGACTGATGAGCTGATGGCGAAGATTCGTGCTCATGAATACAATCGCTCAATGGATCTTCCCAGTTAGCAGCAGGAGCGTTGCTGGCGTGAGAACTTGCTTCTTACGTCAGCAAGGTTGAACAACGGATACAGCGAGGCGTTAGCCTAAAGATATTACCATTACTAAATTTAATTTAAGTAAATCTAAAATCAATCGGTTACATTCAATTGTTCATTTACCCGCCACTCACGACCGATTAGACTGCTCATGAATTTATCCGTATATATCATGAGGGATTATTAATCTATGGCAATTCCATCTTATCTGTGGCTGAAGGACGACGGCGGCGCACTCATTAAAGGTTCTGTTGATGTGCGAGACCGTGAACAATCCATTGAAATCACTTCGTTCAGTCACAATTTGTACATTCCTACAGACAACAACACCGGAAAGTTAACGGGCACGCGCGTGCATGGCGCGCTGATCTTTGAAAAAGAATTTGATAGCTCATCACCGTATTTGTTCAAAGCCGTGGCTACGGGTCAGACGCTGGAAAGTGCCGAGTTCAAATGGTATCGCATCAATGATGCGGGTCAGGAGGTCGAGTATTACAATATGTTGCTTGAAGGGGTGAAGATTGTTTCTATCACTCCGATGATGCACGACACTAAAACAGTGACTAACGTCGGGCACCGCGAGCAGGTCCAACTCCGTTATGCGAAAATTACCTGGCGTTACGTGGATGGAAATATCCAGTTTACTGATGCCTGGAACGAACGTGTAACCGGATAGGCGGTAGCTGATGGATTCAGTAGAAGAACTTAACGGAACGTATTTCTACAGAGGGTTTTCTAACTTGTCAGCTGGCGAACTGCTGTTCTGGCTATTTCTCGACGAAACCGCAGAGCAGCTCGGAACAGGGGATTTGTTCACCGTCGCGCTGATTTTGTTGGGGCAGCCTGATATACCCACCAGAGGAAAACCTGCACGGGCAACGCCTGGAACTTCTCCTCTAAGTTCACAGCTGCGCCACTGGCTGAACGTAGAAACCCGTAGATTACCCACTCTGACAACGGGGAGTATCAAAAGGATGAAGTTTGCCTATGTGACCAATCTGGGTGCATTTGTTGGGCGGTGGATCCCTATTATTGGTGAAATCATTATCGCCAATGATGTTGCGCAGATTGCTTACAGAGTTACGACGAAATACAACACCATAGCCAGAGGAAATGACAAGATATGGTGACCGACGATGACGTTATTGCGTGGTACAGCGAGCGCTTTAATAAGCCGGGTCTGTTCACTAAAAAACGTTGGCCCGTCACGATTGATACGAGCCTGAGTACGGGAAACTATGTTTGGGCAAGTGAAACGGGGGCAGAGATCATGAAGGAGTATTTCGAACGATTCGATGTTGAGTCTGCCGGTTTTGATTTTTACCGCTACTGGCCTGTTGAAACCTTCTTTCTGTTCGCGCTGCTCACCAGCGGAAAGGACGACGAAGAACCAGAGCCGCTAACGCTTCGTATGCTTGCCGAATCAGCAAAGGCGGGTGTTTGGCTTTATGGTTAG